TCGGCCGCTGCTACGAAGGTCGCGAAGCAGCGCTTCGTGCCTTCGGCTTCCACCACCACAGCTTCGTTCTCTACGTACACTTTCGTCATTGTTCGCTCCTTTGTTCGCCGTCGCTCTCCGACGGCACGCGCAGTTTAGCACGCCGCGCGGCGCTTGAAAAGGTGGGGCACCCGGGTGGGTTTACGTGACGCGCTGCCGCAGGGCAGAAGCGCTTCGTTGGAGCGCGAATACAGAAAAGCCCCCGGTCTTGCGACCGGGGGCTTCGCCGTCTGCTTCGTTACCTGGCGAACTTCGCCACCCACTCGGCGGGGGCTTCGAGCGTCTCGCCGTCCGCTGTCTGGAGAGTTCCGCTCTCTGCGACTACGCGCTGGAGGGCGAGGCGTCCCGTCATCCGCAGGCGTCCTTCCCAGCCCTTGCTCCGGTTCGTCCACTTGCTGTGGTCCACGCCGTTCGCGTCGAAGAGGGCGAGGAGCTTGGAGACGTCCAGCCGGTCCTTCTCGTCGAGGACCTCGCCGGCCATTGTCTGGGCCAACCAGTCCCAGGAGGAGCGCTGCGCGGCCTTGCCGAGTCCTTGGGCTGCGGCTCGCGCCGCGTAGCGCCTCTTGTACTTCGTGCCCACGACCGAGTTCCGCTTGGCGTTGTCGGCTGCCACGTCCGGGTGGACCAAGGGGCCGAAGGCGTCGTCGGGGTCGGCGTGGACGGCGGGGCCAAAGGCTTCGTCGAGCGTGGGGGCTTCGAGCACCGGGGCCTCTGCGTGTGTCTTGCGTGCCATTGTCGTCTCTCCGTTCGGGGAGGGCGGCCGCCTCGCGGCCTCGGCCCCTCCCACAGCTCGCAGTCTACCACGCCGCGAGCGCGCGCGCAATGCGGCGCGCTGTCGCAGCCACGGTCCTACACTCGGACTTCTGTCCTACAACTTAGGACTTCTGTCCTAGGTCCTTCTTCCTAGGACTTCGTTCCTAGCTTCGCGAACCCCCCGACCTCCGGCTCGATGAAATCGAGCCGGAGGCGGGACCCGTTTCGGCGCGCAACGCACTTCAGCCCGCGTACGGTATATATCGAACCCTCGAACATCACTTCCAGCACCCCCTGAACATACCTATAACCTTGACACTAGTGCCCGCGCGTGCTACACTTCCGCATCCATCTATTTGGGAGGATATTCGCTATGGGCGCATTCGATTCGCTTTTAGACACCTCAGACCTCTCCCCAGGTGATATTGGCTATCTCTTGATAGACACAGATGGTGCCCCACTTTCGATTCAGAAGGCTGTTCCCGATTTGGGCGTTTTGGCTGCTCGCGTCTATTATAACCCGCTCCTTACGCCCCCGGACACCAAACTGGTCACATTGGCTGGCGCGGAGGTCACTTCGCCCATACAACCAACCCCTGATTTTCGCTTCGTTATGCACGTGTAATAACACAAGGAGGCACAATGGCTACGCAAGGCACAATGGCTACGCAAGCAAAGACAATCCCCGCCCCAACAAATCCCAAAGAGGCGGCAACGAAGGAGAAGTACGAAATCGCGCGCGAGAAGTTGATGGAAGATATTAAGAAGAAGCGCCGCGCTTCCATCTCCCAGTTCCATTTGGGTCCGTTCGACGGGCTCACCGACGCAATCCCGGATATCGAGTCCGGGGAAGACGTATGGATCGTTTTGGATGACACCGGCACGCCGATTTCGGTGCAGCGCGAAGCACCTGATCCCGGTGTCTCATGTTGCCGTGGGCACATAAACGATCTCTATGACAACACAATCCACCACCTCGTGACCAACACGGGTGCGGAGCTTTGGCCTCCGGTCGCGTCACGGCCAGAAGTGCGATTCGCTACGCCGGTTCCACCACCCCCGGAGCCACTGTCGCGGGGCGGCGAGACACAACGGAAGGAAAGATAACTGGACGACGACCACGTACCTTCTGACCTGGCGGCCTTACCGACCATGCCATATTCGGAAAGGCCGCTCGAACTTCCACTGGACGTGGAAGAATGTAGAACTGCTATTTGGATGGCCTCCGGCAATATTACGGAGGCGGCGAAGCTATTAAAAATAACATCAATTCGGTTAAGAGCGTTCGTTAGGAAATCGCCCTACTTGTCGGCAGAAGTACAAGAAGCCGCCGACAGGATGGTTGATATAGCGGAATCAAACGTCCTGAACGCGCTGACGGACGAATTAGATCCTTCTCGGCGCGACACCATGAGCAGATTCGTGCTGTCGAATATAGGGAAGCATAGAGGATGGGGAGCGGGCAATTCGGCGGGAATTAATGTGAAGAATTCGGCCGGCGGAACCATTATCGTGCAATGGGCTGACGGTACTTCTATAGGGCCAGAAACAAAGTACCAAGAAACAAGAGAAACGGAAGGCGAGGTAATAGAAAATGAGCCAGCAACAGACGCAGCATGAAGGACATTCTTTGGGTGCGCATCGCGTGCGCGAGAGCTTTAACCCGAGCCAAGATTCGCTGGTCGATAAGGTGAAGCGATATTCCGCTGACCTGATCGATCTCTGCGAGGAACACAAACATCTTGATCCAAGGCTGGCCGCATTGGCTCAGACGGCGTACGAGGAAGCCGCGATGTGGGCGGTGAAATTGGTGACCACGCAGAAGTAAATACCAAGAAGTAGGCATCAAGAAGTAATAGGAGGAAGCTATGACGCTAGGGTTTATATTCTGGTTCATCATGCTTCTATGGCTATTATTCGCTATAGCTTGGAATCAGGGCTGGGGCAACATCGGCACTTACGGGCCGCTTGGGAACAGCCTGCTTCTATTCATACTGTTCTTGCTGCTCGGCTGGAAGGTGTATGGATTCCCCATACACGGATGACGGTGTAGAATGGCGCAAGCGGCACTTAAAGAAGAGGAACCCCCACGGATAATCATTCCGTATGTGCCGCGCGAGCACTTCAAGGCCCTACATAATTCGGTGGCGCGATGGATATTCACCGTGGCCCACCGACGAGCAGGTAAGACAGTCGCGCTGTGTAATCAAATCATTCGGAGGGGCCTGGAAAATAACCGGACTTTCCCCCCACCCCGTTATGCATATATTGGCCCTAGCTTCGCGCAGACCAAGGACCTGGTTTGGGGATACTTTAAACATTACACCAGCGTGTTGCCGCGCGTAAAAGTATCGGAAGGCGACCTGCAGATTGTTCTACCAAATGGAGCGATGATAAACCTATACGGAGGAAGTGCCGCTTATGAGAGAATGCGTGGACTCTACTTCGATGGAGTTGTTGCTGACGAGTATCCTCTGCTTAACCCTAGTATGCTTGGCAGCGTCATTCGTCCTTGCTTGGCAGATTACCAAGGATGGGCGGTCATTTCGGGTACTTCGAACGGAGACGACCATTTTCACGAGCTTAAAAAACGCGCTGAGAAGGAGATAGCCGAAGGCGGAGGTAAATGGGATGTATTCAGCATACCCATCGATCAGACGGAAGGAGCGCTCGCCCCTGACGAAGTAGCTGAAATGCGGAAGGACATGACGAGCGATGAGTTTGCTCGTGAAATGATGTGTTCTTTCGACGCGCCGATCGAAGGCTCTTATTACGGCGAAGTTATGAACGATATTCAGATGGCGGGACAAATTACGGGAGTCCCTTATGACCCCAATTCGCTGGTTTATACTTCGTGGGATTTGGGCATTGACGATGAAACTGTCATTTGGTTTATGCAGCGTTGTGGTAGGGAACTACATGTCATCGACTATTACGCCAATACCGGAAAGGGCCTGGACCACTACGTTGCTCAGATAAAGTCTAAGCCTTACGCCTATGGATGCCACGTTCTACCCCACGACGTCAAAGCACGGGAATTAGGTACCGGAGTATCGCGGAAAGACGTTCTAGATGCGATGCTGCCCAACATATTCATCTGTCCCGACCACAGGCCGGAAGACGGGATTAGCGCGACACGCGCTGCTTTAAGAATGATGTGGTTCGACAAGGTGCGCTGCGAAGCAGGAATAGCGGCGCTGCGGGGTTATCACAAATCGAAAATTGGGAAGCCCCTCCATAATTGGGCTTCGCATCCTGCGGATGCTATGCGAATGGGCTGCGTGGCGATGAATATGATAAGACCGATGATAGGCGGCAACAATGTCATCGGGATAGGCGAGGGTGCGTTGAAAAGGAATTTGAAGCGCCTAAATAATGGGGCGCTGAGGAGAAGAAGATGAACTACGCAAAACCCGGCTTGCCGCAGGATGCTTCCGAGATAGGTTTAGCCTCTCTTGAGAGAGTGTTCAGTAATGGCTCCGTGGGTGGTTACGCCGATGCGGAAACCGAGGCAGAGGACTCCGATAATTCTGATTACGCCGCAACCGTCCGGGAAATGATCGACGATGCGAAGAGTTTTGAGGATAGCATTCTAGCGCCGGATCGCGATGAGAATTTACATTATTTCTACGGCGAATACCCCCCTCCGGAAGGCGAAGGAAAGTCAACGGCGGTATCCACGGATTTCCGGGATACCGTTATGTCCATTCTGCCGTCCCTGATACGTATTTTCACATCCTCCGAAAATACCGTGAATTGTAAGCCGAACCATAAGGGACAGGAAGAAATGTCCCGACAGTGCACGGACTATCTGAACTATGTATTTTGGGAGGATAATCCAGGTTTTCTGATCATCCACGATATCATCAAGGATGCCTTGCGGTGCAAGACGGGCGTCGTTAGGTGGGAAACGGATAACGACGAGGAAGTAACGGAGCAGGAATTCTCCAATGTAACTCAGGAGCAAATCCAGCTGCTCGTGAGTGAGAATCCGAGCATCGAAGTGACCGATATGGAACCCGATCCGATGATGCCGGGGGTTCTGAAATCTCTCCGGGTGCGCTTCACTAAGTCGAAGCCCATTCTAAGAATTTTCTCGGTGCCTTTGGATGAGTTCCGGGTGTCCCGGAAAGCCAAAGACGTCGACAATGCCCCTCTGATTGGTCACGATCAGATTGTAAACATATCCGATCTAGTAAAGATGGGCTACGATCTGGAGGAATTGAAGGAACATCTTGGCGCGACACCCGACAATGCCGCCGTGGATCGTGTGTTCAGGAATAGAGGGCTGGACGAAGGCGATGTTACCGATAAATGGGATATTCGGTACGGGTGTTATTTTATTCGTATCGACAAGGACGGTGATGGAATTGCTGAGCTACGGAAGATCAGTACCATCGGAGATAATCACCATGTCATCAGCGACGAAGTGGTCGAATACGCAAATTTCGCTGTGTGGTGTCCTGATCCTGAGCCTCATACTCTTGTCGGCGATACTCCTGCTGATCTAGTGAAGGATATCCAGGAAATTAAAACCAACATGCTTCGCGGCTCGCTGGATTCTCTTGCGCAGTCCATTTGGCCTCGTACGGTTTTCAACCAGACCATAACGAACACCGACGACGTTCTTAATGACGAGGTTGGTGCTCCTATTCGCACTACCGGTTCTCCGTCCGATGCGGTTATGTCCATAACCCACCAGTTCGTTGGTCAGCCCGTCTTCGGCATGTTCCAGATAATGGAGCAACTCCGACAGTCTAGGACGGGTATTTCGGATGCCTCGAAGGGTGTCGATCCCCGCGCGCTGCAATCTACGACGCTTACCGGCGTCGATGCGATTGTTCAAGGAGCGCAAGAGCGCATCGAACTGTGTGCCCGCATCCTCGCTGAAACTGGTATGAAGCAGCTGTATAAGGGGATGCTGCGGGAGATAGTCAAGTACCCCAATCAGGAGCGCACGATACAGCTTCGAGGGAAATGGGTGAATGTCAACCCATCCACATTCGATCCTACGATGCGCGTAAGCGTCAATCCGACCCTCGGGAAGGGTTCGGACATGACTCGGCTAATGATTCTACAGGAAGTGAAGGCAACCCAAACCGCCGTTATGACCCAATTCGGCGTGGAGAATCCTCTTTGCGGTGTCCAGGAGTTCCGAAATACCCTTGTGGACATATTGGCCATCGCGAACGTAAAGAACATCAGCCGCTATTATCGCGAGATTGATGAGGAAACTATCAAGAAGATCGCTGCGACACCGAAGGAGCCGGATGCGGCTACTCTGTTGGCTCAGTCCGCGATGGAGAAGAATCGCGTGCAGATGGCGACCGAGATATCCAAGTCGAACTTCGAGGATCGCAAGCTGCGCGTCGATGACGATTTCCGCCGCGACGAGATGATTGTCAAGGGAATCCTCGATGCGGCTAAGATCGAAGCGCAATTCATGGTTGATGTTAATGAGGCGGAATTTGAGAGTGAAAATACACCAATTCCTATGGCGGAACCACAGCCGCTTCCAGTACCAGAATACGCGCAACAGTTGATGGGTATAGCGAATGGACCTAGAACGGCAATTGATACACAGCCTGAATCTCAATTCGTTGGACCACAAGCGCCTATCCGATCTGGAAGTGGAGGAGCGGGCGGCGGAAGCCAGGGTAATCCTCAATAATCCTGTATTTAAAAATGCTTTAGAGGATGTATATTCTAGGGCGCTGGGAACACTATTAAACGCGGATGTAGGTAGCTTGACAGCCGGTACGGCCCATGCTAGTATAAAGGCCGTTCGTGACGTACAGAAGCAATTAGAACAGTACGTTGCAGATAAATTAATGCGCGACAAATTTAGTAAGGGGAATTCTAGTGGCTGACGGACTAGAAAAAGCGGCCGAAGCATTCGATGCTGTGATGAAATCAGAGCCTGGGAGCACCAAGGCTCCTAGCAAATCTGTCGACCGCAACGAAGGTCCCCAGGAAGTTCTTTTCAAGAATACTGGCAAGCTGGACGATGACACCGAGCCGAGAGGCGGCGGTGATGATGAACCCGATCCGGAGGTTTTGATTTATGAAGACGACGATAAAGCCTCCCAAAAAGGTCCAAGGAATCCTGGCGAAGGAGATGACGAGGATAGCAAAGGCGACGATGCCGACGACGATGATTCCGGAGCCGACGATAAGGATGATTCCGGGGAAGAAGAAGGCGAAAGTGCTGTCCTTTCACAAAAAGTTGAAGTCACCGTCGATGGGGAGCCTGTAGAAGTAACAATAAAAGAGGCCCTCGAGGGTTACGTTCGCACCGAGACATTCCATCGGCGCTTGAATCAGTTGGACGAGGCGAAGAAGATTGTTCGTCGCGCTGCCGCCGATGCTGTTCAGAATTACGAATACTCCATGAACGTTGCGCGTCAGATGGAAGCGCACATGGAGCAGATGATTCCCAAGGAGCCTGATTGGGACGAGGAATTCAAGAAGGACCCGGTTAAGGCCAGGGACCTTCAACGATATTACGAACAGGCAAATGGCTTCCGCGCTCAATTACGCGGGCAGCTGAGGGAAGCCCTCGAAAAGCAGAACCAATCCAGCATGGTTCAGACGCAGGCATTCGCTGAGGAGGAGAATGCCAAGTTTGAGGCCATGAACCGCAAATACTGGACGGACCCCAAGAGGAAGGTGAAAGACTTACAGTCGATGCGCAAGACTGGCATATCGGCGGGGTTCTCTGAGGATGAATTGTCGCAGGTTTACGACAGCAGGATGCTGACAGTTCTACTGAAAGCGTCCAAGTACGATCGAATGATGGCTGCTAAGCCCAAGCCAGTCGTTCGGCCGCAAGGCAAGCCGATATCTCCGGGAGCGGGAAGCGCTAAGACGCGTACGGCTCAGAAGGGAGTTACTCCGGCCATGAAGAGGCTCAACCGCACAGGCAGCATGGAAGATGCTGCTGTTGTGTTTGATCAGATCATAGCTAGGAGCTAACCATGGCAAAAGTTGCAAGTGCCTTCACTACGTACGATGCGAAGGCGAACAGAGAAGACCTGTCGAATTCCATCTACAACATCGACCCGTTCGATACTCCTGTCATGTCGATGGCCCGCCGAAGGAACGCCAAGAATCGTACCTTCGATTGGCAGACCGAATTCCTCCCCGCCGTCGATCCGAACAACGCCCAACTCGAAGGCTTCGAGCTTGTCCGGATGGCGTCTCAGCCGACTGCTCGCTTGACTAACGTCACTCAGATTTCGAAGCGCGATGCGACCGTCACCGGCTCGCAGGAGGCTTCGGATGCCGCTGGCAAGGGCTCCGAAATGGGCCACCAGATGGCTATGGCTTCCAAGGTCCTCAAGTCGGATTTGGAGACCATTATGTCGGGTCGGCAGGAGCGCAATGACGGCGCCGATGCTACTGCTCGTAAGACCGAAGCTATCGCTCATTGGCTCGGCCGCGCTACGGACAAACTGGCGGCGGTGAACGGTGCTATCGCGCCGGGTACCGTTACTGTTGGTCTTCCGACTACCCCGACTACCGCTTTTACCGCCGTTGCTGGCGGCTCCCAGATCGCCCTCACCGAACAGATGCTTGGCGATGCTATGCAGAAGGCGTTCGCCAACGGCGCGAAGCCGGACAACTGGGTTGTTCCTCCGGCGATCAAGCGGACGGTGAGCACTTTCGAAGGTCGCGGCATTTCGCAGGTTCTCGTCGGCAAGACCGAAGTGGTTGCGACGGTGGATATCATTGCCACCGATTTCGGCCGCGTCAAGGTCATGCCTTCGCTGTGGATTCCTGCCGACGTCGCATTGCTACTCGATGCGGACTTCCTCGCGGTTTCGTTCTTCCGCAACTTCCGTCAGTTCCCGATCGCCAAGATTGGCGATGCGGAGACTCGTTTGATCGTTGTCGAATGGGGTGTCGAGATGCGGAATCCGCTCGCGCACATCCTGTTCAACGGCGTCAAGCAGGGCGCTGTCATTACCTGACTCTTCTTTGCTGGCGAAACTCCGTCCCCTAAGTCGGGGACGGCTTTTCATAGGAGAAGTGTATGCCTCCGCGTAGCGAAGCTCAGCGGCGTGCAATGCGTGCTGCTGCATCTGGCAAGTCAACCATAGGCATCCCCAAAAAGGTCGGAAAGGAGTACTCGAAGTCCGATCCGGGCGGGAAGTTGCCGAAACGCAAACGCAGGTAGTCATGAACGATCATATGAAGTTGTCGCCTGCAGGTGCAAACCTGATCAAGGCATTCGAAGGCTTACTTAAGAAGGTCGACGCCAACCATTATACCTCTTACAAGTGTCCGGCCAATGTCCTCACCATTGGGTGGGGACACACTAATCACCATGGCAGACAATTCAAGGCCGGTGATATTTGGACGAGGGACCAATGCGACGAAGCTTTCCTCGAAGATATGGTGGGCTTCGAAAAAGATGTTAAGCGGTTGGTGAAGGTCGAGCTTACACAGTATCAATTCGATGCGCTGGTCAGCTTCACTTATAATTGCGGCGCGGGAAATTTTCAGAAGTCCACCTTGTTGAAGAAGGTGAATGCAAAGGATTTCGTCGGAGCGGCAGCGGAATTCCGCAAGTGGAACAAAGGTGGCGGGAAGGTGCTCGCTGGATTGACGCGTCGGCGTGCTAGCGAATCGTTGCTTTTCCAGAATGTTCCCGATGCCGACTATGATGGGAAGCCGGACAAGGTGGTGAAGCCACCGGCAGATCCGATGCCGCAATCGGTGGACGAACCGGTAGATGCCTGAGAGGAAGAAGCCCACATCTGTATTTGATGCTCTCAAGTCAGACCTTGAAAGAGCCGGTGTTGGTATAGTAAATGCCGCATCCAGTATTCCCAGATTCGTTCAATCCCACATGCAAGAATACAAGCCAGGTATGTCTGTACAAGATATGCCCCAAACTATGGAAGTGCTGCCGGAGGCTGCCTCAACTATAGTTGGAACTCCAGGTGCTTCTGTTCCTGGGGTTTCATTGAATAGCGGCATTAAACTTCCTAAGCTTACAGGGGGCTATCGGGCAAATACACATCCATTAGAGACTCCCATTATTCGAAAAGGAGAAGATGAAGTAGGAACTCACTTTACAACTTCCCCGAATGTTATTGCTCAACAAAATGCCCCGTACCCTAGTTTGAGTAATTTAAGCGGGACAGTTGGGGCAGGCCCCAGAACTACGCCGATTGTAGCGGATATTAGGAACCCATTAAAATTTCCAACGAACCCCACAAATTGGGCGGATTCTGGCTCTGTGCTTGGTCCGTTAGAGATGGGGGTAGATATGGGCATGAAATTACCATTTCCTAAAGGCGTATTAAGTGGAATGCAGAGTATTGCTAAACAATCCGGCGGATTTAAGGAAAACTTGATCCCGTTGATGAAAGAGAAAGGTTATGATGCTATAAATTATCCTCAATCCCCAGGTGACCTTAGACTTCCGTTGAGTCAGCACAATTCGTTTATGGCATTTAATCCTGGACAAGTAACTCCTAGATTGTCGCCGCAAGGACAGGAATTGATTAAGGCTCGCGGAATTTTAGAGCCGTCCAAAGAGCTTTTATTGGATGACGCTACTAGGTATTGGGCAAATTTATCAGGAAAATTGAGGGCACAAATAGAAGATGTGATGATAAATAATTCATTACAACATTATTCTGAGAAGGATCGATTGGAAATAATTAAAGCTATGACTAGGGCCAAAGGTGGTAAGCTATAATGCCTGAGAGGAAGAAGCCTACCTCTATATTCGACGCTCTCAAGTCGGACCTTGAGCGTACCGGAATCGGTATAGTTAATGCTGCGTCTAGTATCCCCAGATTTGTTCAATCCCATATGCAGGAATACAAGCCGGGTATGTCCGTTGCGGATATGCAACAAACTATGGAGGTTCTGCCGGAAGCTGCTTCCACGGCGACAATGCTTCCGGCAACGACCGGTGTGGCTTCTGTACCTGGAATTTCGCTTGCCAGCGGACTAAGAAGGCCTCCTCCGAAAGCTATCGGGGGTTACCATGAAACTTGGGCTTTGGACGATTTTAGTAAATTTAAACCTTCTGATCATGATTTGGGAACTCATTTTGCTGTTGATCCGATGGCACCTAGAGCTGCTGATTACGCCCAATTGTGGAGGATGAATCATCCCCATGAAACTTTGCCTGTTAAACCTAGAACCGTGCCGGTTGTAGCTGATATCCAAAAATCCCTTAAGTTCCCGGTTGATGTTGGGAACTGGATGAATGCAGATTCATTAATCGGAGGGATGGAGGAAGCTATTAAAGGCGGGAGCACTATTCCACTTCAATTATACCGCGATACTTTAAGAGCGGAGAAAGAGGCTGGAGGAATAGCTAAGAATTTTGTCCCGATGTTACAGGAGAAAGGATTTGATTCGTTATACTATCCTCATATATCTGAAAGATATATGGGAGAGGCTCCGAAATATAATACTTTTATGGCGTTGGACCCCAAGCAAGTTATGCCTAAATTTTCAGAGGAGGGGCAAGAATTAATAAAACAGCGCGGCTATCATGAGCCGATGAAGACGTTTTTGAATGATCCGTATGCGCGTAGTCCGGATGATAAATATAGCGTTGCTGATGTGACGCAAGAAAGGTGGGCTATTCCTAAGGGCATTTTGCATCCCTATGCGGAAAATGTGCCTGATCAAAAGAAAGTTTTTAAAATAGAGGAAGCTAAACGATGGAAAGACATTGCGGATGAGAGTAAAGCACAGCAGGATCAGATAGATTTGTTGCGAGAATTACACAACCAGGGTCAGGTATCTGGTAAGGAGTTTATTGAAACTTATAATAAAATAGTTGGTGATGATAAGGCATGGCAAAAGGTGTTTGGGGATAAGATGCCTAAGAAGACGCAAGATTTGCCCGCAAGCAGTTCCTATGCGTACAAGGCCCCCAAAAAGGAAGTGCCGCACGAAATTCAAGCGTATGAGGATTTTAAAAGCGGCAAGATGAGTCAAGAGGAGTATTTGGCTAGTTTTGATAAAGCTTATAATATTAAACAGAAATCTGACGATGCTAAGAAAATGGAGCTATTGAAATCGCTTGTCCCGGATAGTTTAGAATTTCAATTAAAAAATAAACTTATAACCCAATCTGAATTTAATGAGGCTATAGGACCGTCTAAACTCAAATGGAGTGTGCCGTATAATCCAGCAGAAAGTCCAGTTATTAATTGGACTAAACCAGCTTCCGAAGAGCATATAAAGAAATGGGGGTTAAAGATAGGTTCTACTGTTAAAGACGTTTACGACGCTATAACGAAATGGGCGAATAAGACAGGGGCAAAGCCCAATAACTGAACACTATACCTAACTTGACAGCCAGCGAAGGGTATGCTACCATGGCCGAACGTAAAATCACATATAGGAATGACGGCGCTGTAAAACGTACGATGATTTGGGACGATGACGTGCCTTCTATGGTGCACGTTAAGACCGAATCAGACATGGCCCAGACTATCGAGAATAACAAGGTCATGAGGGAATTGCACCCGCAGCGCTCCACCAACAAGCTGGTGGCAAGAGGGGTGCCAATTACCGTCGCGGAAAAAGCTCTGCGAGAAGGCTGGGACGAGAGCGACTGGAATAAGTGGCTCAACGATCCTGATAATGCCGCTTTCAGAGTTTGGCCGGGACGGGTATAAATGCCCACTTATCTCACGGACAAATGCACTGAGATTCGCAATTGGTTAGCAATTGGGTCGGAAGTTTATCCGGACCCAGTTGTTATCAGTTGGATTCGCATGGCCGAAGAGCAGTTGTCTAGCATGCTTCGTGTAAAGCATATGCTCCAAATAGACACCTCCCTTATTTCCAGCGATCGGGTTCCGCTGCCTAGAGATTGGCAGGAGATTCGATTAGTCCGACTCCTACCGTCCAAGGCGGTGTTGCGGTATAATACCCCCGATGGTTTTTTCAACCCCGAATTCCCAGAAGACCCGGATTCTGAATTGCCTGGCCAAACCAGACGGTACACTATTATGGGGAACTTCATATATATCGGTGGAAGCGTACCCCCTGGAATACAAGTGGAGATGAATTATTACCAGGATATTCCTCCATTGACGGACGAAACTGATAATTGGATAAATTTCTACCATCCCACTATTTATACTTTGAAAATTCTCCACGTGGCTTCTCTGTATTCCATCGATGATGAGCGTGCTTCAATCTGGAATGCAGAAGTCGCCAATCTGGCTAGCATTATGAATACACGACACCAAATCGACAAGGCTAGCGGTTCAGTGCTTATGATGACTAGGCGCAAAACATTCGGGTGACACATGCCACTTGCAGCAACTGGTGAAACTACCGTTCTAACTGCCCTTTTGGCTTCGCGATTCTTGTCGTTGCACACGGCATTGCCCCCATCGGGAGAAGTGACGGGCGGCGCTTACGCGAGGCAGCCGGTCACATTCGCTCAGACGTCAGGCCCCGATCCTACTATTTACAAGAACACAGCCTTGGTGCAGTTCCCCACCGCGACTGCTTCTTGGGGTACCATAACTCACTTCGGGATTTGGTCGGCGGCGTCGGGCGGGAATTTGTTGGGTTACAATACGGTTACTACTGCCAAAGCAGTTGCCATAGATGATGCGGTGAAATGGGACCCGAACGCGCTGGCGGTTGATACGACCTGATGCCACGGAAATATGGCCTTGGACCATATGGCGACGGTACTTTCGACCTTGACGCAACGGACACTTCCGTACGCTTCGAAGGGAGTTTGTCGTTTGTAGTAAATCTAGCCGGTAATCTAACTAAGTTTACCGGGATGACCGGCAGCGTTAATGTTCCGGTTAACTTTATCGCTGCGATGGGCGTGAATAGAGGAGTACTCGGCACTTTACCGTTCGTAGTTAATCTCGCTGGGAACTTTACCAATAATGCGAGCCTAAAGGGCAGCCTTCCGTTCTTGGTTAATTTCGCTGCTCCACTTAAGTATATTTTCGGGATGAGAGGCGATATTAATGTCCCGATTAATATAACTGGTACTCTTGGAGCTAACTACAAACTTGCTGGTGATGTTAGTTTCGTTGTTAACTTTGACGCGAATCTAAGTTTGGTTTCGAAGGATGTGCTTCTGGAAGGAGAACTATCTTTTGTCGTCAATTTCGAGTCAAACGAGTTTATTGGGCCGTTTTGGGCACCGATACCAGGTGCTCCTCCAGAGCCGTGGGTTCCTATACCCGGCGCTCCCCCGGAACCGTGGGTTCCAATCGCGGCTGATTCGGATATATGGGTTCCAGTACCCGGAACAGAACCGCCTTTAGGGACATGAAATGGCTGATACCGTAACCCCCATCTTAGGATTAACGAAGCCCGAAGTAGGTGCTTCTGACGATCTGTGGGGCGGCAAGCTCAATACTAATTTTGATATTCTCGATGCCCTCGGTAACCCTATCGATTGGGCGGATATTATCAATAAGCCGTCGACATTTCCTCCGTCTACTCATTCCCATCCAATATCGGATATAACCAGCCTCCAGACTGCTTTGGATGGGAAGGCACCCACAGTTCACACCCATGTTATTTCGGATACCACCGGATTACAGACTGCATTGGATGGCAAGGCGGCTACGACGCACGGTCATGTTGCGGCTGATGTAACAGATTTTTCCGAGGCGGTAGATGATCGCGTCGGAGCTTTGTTGGTTGCAGGCACCAATGTTACGCTAAATTACAATGATGCGTCTAATTCACTTACGATCAACGCTTCTGGTTCTGTCGCGGACACCGATAAGGGAGACATTACGGTTACTTCTGGCGGCACTGTTTGGACCATCGATCCGAATGCTGTCGATAACACCAAAATGTCGGATATGGTTCAGGCGACTATAAAAGGTCGAGCCGCTGCCGCTGGAACTGGTGATCCGACTGATCTAACCGGCGCTCAGGTATTGGCGATAATCGAAGCCGTGACTCCGCTTGTATCCACGGCGGAAGGCAACGCGGCTTATCAGCCGTTGGATGCTACTCTGTCTGCTTTAGCTATTTTTAATACCAACGGATTCCTTGTCCAGACAGGGCCTGATACATTTGTCGCCAGGGCTATTCAAGGAACTACTAATCAAATAACTGTTTTAGATGGCCTTGGTACAGCTAATCCCACCATATCCATTCCACCTGACTTTGTAATTCCTTCCGTCATTACCATACCCAATAACGGCCTTCATATTTTGGATACCAATGCTTCACACGATATGATTGTCGTGTGTGGAAGCAATATTACCGCCGATCGCACGTTTACCATTACCATTGGTGATGCCAACCGCGTCCTTACTCTCAGCGGCGATCTTAACGTTACTGCAACTGCTAGCGTTGCCGGGACGCACACCGGAACTAGCTCGGGCACCAATACTGGCGATCAGACAATTACGCTTACCGGCGATGTAACCGGCTCCGGAACTGGGTCATTCGCCACGGCAATCGGCGCTGGTGTTATTCAAGTTGCTGATATTAATGCGGCTGCTATTGCCACGACAGCCCAATTCAGGAATAATACTGCGAGCTTGTTGCTTACCACCGATCAGGTGAATGCGGCTGGCGCGCTGTTCGCACTTACGGATGCCACCACGATAGCCTGGGATATGAATTCCGGCTGGAATGCTTCGGTCACTTTGGCTGGCAATAGAACGCTAGGTAATCCGACCAATCCCATCGTCGGTCGTACCGGCGCTATCGTTGTTACCCAAGATGGGACAGGAAGCCGAACGCTCGCATACGGGTCTAACTGGGAAGCTGCAGGAGGGGTATTCCCAGTGTTAACCACTGGTGCCGCCAACGCAAAGGATATCATCTTCTATTGGGTACAATCCGCTACGAGCATTATTATCACTGGCATTCTAAAGGCGGTGGCGTGATGTTCGAATTACCCCCTCCTATTTGGATGCCTCCCAAACCTGCTATTATCATCCCGCATGTTAAGCCGGTCCCGGCCCTGTTGCCTGGTTTCTGCATTCCTATGGTGATTGGGGCTGGTGTTGCGGCGGGACCTGCGTTTGTTGCTGCAAGCGCTGTAGCAGTAGCATCGGGTACTGAGACGACTATCGTAGTCGATAAGCCCGCTGGAACTGCGTCCGGTGACGTACTCTTAGCGTTCTTCACCCACGATAGGGCCTCATCGAGGTTTTCACTCGCAGGCTGGACTTCTAGGGGGAATGCTACAGTCGGCAGCACTTCCGGCGAACTTCTATCAAAGATAGCGGGGGGGTCAGAGCCTTCAACTTATTCGTTTGCAATCTCTGAACCTGACCTTAATAAGCGCGGCATCGTAGTAGCCTACCGTGGCGGCGCGGTAGATGTGGCAGGCGCTTATTCGATAAGTTCATCGGGGGCCTCCGTAACAGCGTCCGCGCTCACAGCGTCATCAGCGGGAACGCTTGTAGGGTTATTCGGAAAAGTCTCCGGCTCCACCACAGTCTTGACGCCTCCTAGCGATATGACAGAGCGTGCAAATAGCCCGCCTGCTGTTGGGCAAGGCCGCATGGCTGTCTACGACGCCTCTCAAGCAGCAGGCTCCAGTGGTACTAAGACTATTACGTGGTCTGGAACTACAGGCGGCGAATATGGCATCCTAATCCAACTGATTTAGGGATATAATGCCGTGATGATCAAAGTACCGAAAGAAATGGCGACGAGCGTAATAGATGGGCTGAAGTCGCAGCCGATTGCGCTACCGCTTGTTGTGGTAAATTTGTGCGCTCTGGCAGTTGTTGGTTTTGTTTTGTACACTGTTGCAGAACGGTCGAGCGCTCGTGATGTTATGTTAACGGAAGTCATTAAGAACTGTGGGCCGCAGAGGAACTAAACCATGGCTGATACCACAACTCCTGTTTTAGGATTGACGAAGCCAGAAGTTGGGGCCTCGGCTAACACTTGGGGCAACAAGCTTAACACCGACTTAGATATCCTCGATTCGAGGGTAGTTGCTACTACTCCTTCCCCTGTTCAATGGTTGACTAAGCTTGGTGATGGGAATGCTTCGGCTGGCCATTGGATAGTTACGAGGAATAACAACAGCGGCGTCAGAATTGACGATCCGATAGTTATCAATCGGCAGACCGGCGCAGTTACTATAACTGCTGCGGCTGTTAGCATTACGGGTACGCTCAGTGCCGGTTCTATCAGCGGCCCAACTGGCGGCATTACAGCGGCTACTTATCCTCACCAGGCATCTGCCCCGGCGAATCCGGCTGCTGGCAATTCCACCATCTATTTCGATGTAAACGGCAACCCGGTTGTCAAGAAATCGGACGGCTCCATCGTTCATTTGGGTGTTCCTCCGGGAACTATCGCGTTTACCGGCGCATCGTCCGCCGATGTTGGTTGGGCACTTCTTAACGGCCAAGCTATTTCTCGCACTGCTAATCCGGCTTTGTTATCTAGATACGGCACTGCGTTCGGTGTGGGTGATGGTTCTACCACTTTCAATCTACCTGATCTTCGCGGCCGCGTTATTGCCGGTAAAGACAATATGGGCGGCGCGTCTGCTAATCGTCTTACTTTCCCTGTTACTGGTGGATTGAATGGCGATACGATGGGTGCAACTGGCGGTGACGAAATTCATTTGATTACGACCGCTGAATTGCCCGCGCACGGACACCCCGTTACTATCAATGATCCAGGCCATATTCACGGAGTAGGTGTAAGGGCAGATTTTGCATCCACGGGTTCCACGGGCGGTATGAACGAATTTGGAGGTTCCACACAAAACACCAAGACAGGTACAACCGGAATAACTGCTTCTGCTGGTAATACCGGAGGGGGCGGGGGTCACAACAATATCCAGCCGACTATCATTCTTAATGCTCAAATCAAGCTAGGGTAATATGGTAAGCGTAAACTTCCCAGCCGGGGTAACTACCCTGATTTCTAAATCCGCCAAGATAGCTAATTGGCGAGAGGGAAATCTTGTGCGTTGGGACGATGGGGTGACCCTCCGTCCGGTGGGTGGTTGGGAACAGATCGTTTATGCCTTGCCATTCGCTTCCCGATGCAGAGCGATGCATAGATGGGTGTCTCTAACCGGGCTTCATTACATCGGTTATCTGTGCGAGCAACATGTTTATGTCGACGATGGTAGCGGAACTCTAAACGATGTGACCCCGGTTGGTGGAATGGCTGCCATTGCGGTGGTGTCCGGCGGTTATGGCGAGCAGAGTTACAGTGATATTGAATATGGAACGCCGCGAGCAGGCGTCTCAGCCATCGCGAAATTCTCCCCCGCTTTCTCTATCAATAATTGGGGCGAGGATTTGCTGGTTATGACCAGCTTCGACGGCAGACTGCTTAGATGGTCGCCCACTACTCCGGCAACGAAGTTGACCGCTGTTTCCGGCGCTCCCACCGGCAATAGACAGTTCGTGGTTACCCCCGAGCATCATTGCATGCTTTTCCAGATGGCTGGTAAGCCAGCTGATTTTGGCTGGTGTAGCTCTGAGAACCTTAACGATTGGAACTTCGCCAGCACGACCAATACGGCGGGCATGTTTACCCTTGATCCGTTCTCGCCTATTTTGGCTGCCCATTCGTCGTCTATCGGTGTTCTGGTGTCTACTCCGGCGATGACCCACATCGTAGAGTGGATCGGGCTTCCATACGTATATCGCTATCGGCCAATCGGGAAAGTTCCAATTCCCATCAGCGCTGCTTCGGTGTCTTCCATCCCTCTTGGGATAGGCTGGATTTCGATCGAGGGATTCTGGCTATACAACGGCTCCACCGTAGATGTTATTCCATGTCCTGTTTGGGACGTTATATCAGAGAAGATGGATTTCGAAAGGACTGTGTTGGAATCGCACTCTATAAGCCTATTGGCCAAGGGCGAAGTGTGGTGGTTCTGGGTGGACCCGGAAATCAGCCCGGTGGCTTCTAGATACATCGCCATAGATTATCGTTCCAGAGTGTGGATGAGCGGTTATCTTACTAGAACTTGTGGGTTCTCGTACGCCAATGATAGATTCCCCGTAATGTCCGACGGGGTGAAGGTATGGAAGCACGAATTCGGGTTCTCTTATCCGGAAGTATTGCACATGCCTTACTTAGAATCTCAGACCATCAACGTGGCGAACGGGGAGCGATGGTGCACGATCAATAAAATTCTGCCGGAGATAATGGGGGACAAGAACGCGCTAGCTTTTTGTCTGCACAAGATAAATGATCGCACGGGCGGAGTAGAAATGGAATCGCCCCAATACGGAGTAAATGAACACGGTTGGGTGGATATGAGGGAGACAGCGCGGGATTTTCGCCTAAGCATCGAAATGGTGGCGAATTCGGACTGGAGAACTGTCGGGCCTATCATATTCGACATAAAGCCGCGCGGTAAAAAGAAATGAAGGTACCAAACTTTGACGACCCCGAATTAACTAAATTCTTGGTCCAGTGGGACTTGGAATTACAGAGGATGAAGAGGGATCAGCTTAGCGCCATCAGTGGGAATAGGTCGCTGTTGTTGTACTCGCCCAACGCATCCGTGTTCGAAATAACGGTTAGTGATTTGGGCGTGATAACAGCTACGAAGGTGGCTGGATGATAGTTACAGACCCGGCTATGCGAAAGAAGATGGAAAGGGCACTTGAGAACAGTTCGTATACGTTAGATGATATTGAAGATGCTTTACTTTCCGGGAAGATGCAGAGTCACGTTTATGGTAATACTTGGATTATTACTCAAGTATACGAATTTCCTAGGAGTACAGCAGTAAATATTTTGTTTGCTGTTGGCGACTTAGAGGATACCTTAGAAGGCGCGAAGATGATAGAGAGTTGGGCTAAGGCTTTGGGTGCTAAGACTATAACTTTTACCGGTCGGGAAGGCTGGCAAGAGTTAAAAGTTCCTGGTTGGAAAAAGGTAGGCGTTATCTACTCGAAGGACATAGACCATGGGTGACGATCCCGCACCTGCACAAGTGCAGCAGCAGCAAGTAAACAAGATTGAGCTTCCGGCATGGGTCGATAAGGGAGCGCAAGAGAATTATGAGTTTGCGAAGCAGGTTGCTGGCAGACCATTAGAGCAATACGCGGGTCCGCAAGTAGCCGAATTATCGCCATTCTACAAGCAGGCTGGCGATTATATTGCTAATAATGTCGGTTCTACTAGCCCGTATTATGAGGATGCTGCCGACATATTTAGGCGCACGTCCGGCGTAATGGACATAATGCCATATCTGAATCCTTACACCGCCGAGGTAGAACAGAACGCCATCCGAAATGCCAACGAATCGATAACGCACAATCTTAACGCCAACGCTGATGCTGCTCGGGCGGCCAGTGCATTTGGCGGTTCCAAGTATGCCATCCAAGACGCAGTTACGCAAGCGGAGGGTACCAAGAATATTGGCGACTTGAGCGCCATGCTCCGCCTTCAAGGATTCAACGTGGCTTCGGCCAACGCTCTGGCCGATCGAGCCGGAATACGAGATTCTGGCACCGGATTATTGGGCGTGGCTTCTGGTAAGCAATCAGCTCAAGCTCAAGATATAGCATCCTTGCTTAGTTATGGTGGTATCCAACAGGGGCATGAACAGGCCAATATAGACGCTCTTATGCGGCAATTCGCTGAGAAGCAGAATTATCCGGTGGAGCAGCTTAATCTTCGCTTGGCCGCTCTTGGTATGTCGCCGTATGGCAAGACCGAAACCGGTACTCTGACCAAGGAGAGCACATCGGAGCGTCTGCCCACAGATTGGGCTTCGATTATCCTCGGCGCTGGAAAGATCGCTGCAACAGCGGTAGCGTCTGACCGAACTCTAAAAACGGACATTAAAAAGCTTACGAACGGCCCAATCCCGATGTACGCTTATCGCTATAAGGGCGACCCGAAGAGCTACCCGAAGGTGGTCGGTCCGATGGCGCAGGACATTGAAAAGGTACGTCCAAGCGCCGTTAAGAAGGTCGGTGGTAAGAAGGTAATCGATCTCAGTAATCTCATGGAGGTATTGAAATAATGCCTATCCCTGAGAGGATTAAGAAAATAATTGACGCCAATGTACCGCCATCCATGCGCGACTATTATTATCGCATGGTTCAGAAGGAGAGCGGCGGCGTTCCAACTACATCTAAGACCGGAGCAGCTGGTCTGCTGCAATTTACGCGCGGAACCGGCAAGCTGTACGGGTTGGTTAGCGACAAGCACGATAGTCGTAATGATCCCGAAGCCAACATCAGGGCAGGTGTCCGGCTGACCGAAGATAATAAACGGTTGCTTACCCGAATGTTGGGGCGGGAACCATCCTATTCTGAATTGGCATTGGCGCACCAACAAGGCGCGCAAACCGCAGGCCAAATGTTGCTTGGTAAGGGAAATGCTCCCGCCCATCATTTGGCTGTGAACAACGTACCGGCGAATCTTCCGCCCCAAGAGGCTGCGAGGCATATCATGAACTATTATGGATTCGGCGGTCCTCCTCGAAGGCAGGGAGTGCCGGGAATGACACTTAATAGTACTTTCCCGGCGATGCTTGGGAACGAATTTGGTCCGCAGGCTCCGCCGCAATTCCCAAGTGCTCCCCTTCCAGGCGCGGCTCCGCTTCCGCTGCCTGGCCCGGTGGTTGATCCAAGAATGGCAACCGGTCAATTGGGTGTTGCTCCGACTGCGGCGGCGGCTCCAGCTGAATTGGGCATAGGAGATAGAATTAAAGCTGCTCTAATGGGGCCTGATGGGAAGGGTGGCAAGGGTTCTGCTTTCGAAGGTGCGGACCAAATCGCTGCGGGCATTTCTCCGAAAGTGAACCCGGCTGTCGCCGCCGAGGCGGCCAGAGCGGATTCGATACTCGGCAGAACGGGCGGAGCGGATACTCTAGGCGGATCAGGCGGGGGTCCGGCAGCGATGAATTTGCTCCAACAGATGTTGCAGAATAAGCGTCAGAAATACGGGCTGTCTCTAACGGGCAGGTAAGTTATGAATATCGCTGATCTTATCGCGGCTATTCAGTCCGGGATGGACCCAAATAAGGCCATCGTGCAGGCTTCTATACCTGGCGCGGGGGAACCCAACATTCCGGGGTCAACTCCGGACTTTACCGGTTCTGGCCCTCCGGCTCCGATAGCAGCGAATGTGGGTTCGACACCGAACACGGCGTTTCCAGAGCCTGCTCCTCCGGTTCCTCAAGTTCCGCCCACGCCGATACCCACCGGGGTTCCCACTCCTGTTACCAACCCAATACCTGCGGGTGACTCGCCCAAACTATTACAGTCTCCACCTGACCTGGCCAACATGTATCTGAAATTGATGCAACAGAATAACAACGCTGCGGCGTTGGATTCTGGTATGACACTTATCGCGGCCGGATTGTCGCGCAATCAGGGTACTAGGGAGGGGCTGCTTCGTTTGGCTGGCAATTCTGGGGCTGGCAGACAAAATATCACCGCCAACGATCTGATCAATATACAGAAGCAGCAGCAAGCTATGAAGGATATGCTTCTGCGCCGGTCCGTGCTCGGCGGCCTAGCGAAGCAATATGGCTTGTCCCCGGAAGCTGCTTTGGCTTTGGAGACAAGCGGCAAGTTGGACGAAGTTATAGCCGCCCAAGAGGGCAGGGCGCTGGAAGTAGTGGAAGATAACGCCACCGGCCAGAAGGCATTTTATAAGAATGGCAAGAAGATCACCGATATTGGTGGACCGAAGCCAGAGGAAGGCGAATTCCAAGAGGGTCCTGGAGGAAGGCAACTTATATCGAAGCGTACTGGTCTGCCGATGGGTCCGGGCATTGGCCAACCGCCTAAGACCCAAGTGGTCGAGGGTGCTTTGGGTCCGGAGCTTCGCGATACCACGCCGGGTGGGACATTCGCTAAGGTTGGCGGTTCGGCTGGATTGAAGCCCACGGAAGCTTCCCGCCACGATGCAGAGTTGTTGGACGGCATCAATCGGGATCGCATAGAAGATGGCTTGCGACCGTATTCCATGGAGTACTTCCTTACAAATATTAAGCGCGCCCCGCAACAAGCAGCAAATGCAGCGGATGAGGCTGGTTTGGCCGCCGTTAATAGGACACTTCCACCCGATAAACAGATAGGTATGAGAGAGTACCTAACAACTATTAAACGTGAGAATAGAGAGGCTCCGAACGCTAAGAACGAAGCTGCGTTGGCTTCTATCAATGCAGATCGTGTTTCGCGTGGCATTGCTCCGATGGGCATGGAGGAATATGTTAGGCGTTATGGTAGTTCTGGTGTTACAGTTAATGTTGGTAAGGATGGAACTCCGTTCCCGGCTCCGCCTCCCGGACAGGCTTATCGCCGCGATGGAAACAACGTGCTTACCAACGCTGAGGGCGAGCCGCAATTGTACGATCTTCCGGGCGGCGATGCTGCGTTGGCTAGGGAGGAGCAGAAGACTAAGGTGGCCAAGACCCAACAGGATGTTCTTAAGGGAGAGAGGGAAACCAAGGCATCCAAGGAATCCGATATAGAGAAGGCACGATCCCGGTATTCTCAATTGAATTCGGTTTATGGAGCAGCTGAGGATGTTGAGAAGATAATGAAGGAGGCACCATTCTACTCTCCGGCAACCGGATTCGGTTCTCAACCATTTACTATGTTTGGTTCTACTCCGGCTACCAATGCGAGAGCACAGTTAAAGACAATCGACGCTATCGTTGCTTTCAGACAGTTACAATCAATGCGCGATGCTTCTAAAACGGGTGCCGCGCTTGGTCCGGTTTCAGACTTTGAGAATAAAATGTTGACAGCATCCATCCGAAGTATTGATCCAGGTCAGAGTGACCACCTTATACTTAAGGGATTGCGTGCAATTAGGGCTTCAATGGCTGTGTTAGCTGAAAATGATTTTAAGGATTTGGCTAAAGGTGACGAAGTAAAGGCTTTTGAGCTTTATCAAGAAGCCATGAGTAAAGAAATGCTGAGGCTTGAGAACAGGGACACCAAAGTTAAGGGCGATGATGTTCGGAGGATCAAATAGTCATGGGCGAATATACAGTTACCCGTCCTGACGGATCGGTATACGAAGTAACAGCAGACAGCCAGGAAGAAGCTGGCAAGAAGCTTAGTGATCGGCTGTTGAAAGAAGCCAAAGCCAAAGGTCGTGCCGAACTACAGGAGGCTCCGCTTTGGGCTAAGCCACTTATGGCCGTGGACGACATAGCTAAGGCAGGAGTAGATTCATATACGCTCGGAACAATTCCGGCTGGTTTGGATTACATGTTTGGTGGCGATCGAAAGCAAGAGGTAGCTGTTGCCCGCGATAGGCTTGGACCCTATTCTGTTCCTATTGACATGGCGGCTGGCGGAGCGAACCCAATTAGCTTAGCTAGAACATTGGGACGTCTGGGCGGCGGGAAGATAGCTCGCGGCGCGCTGAATTTAGTTGGCTCTGGCGCTCAGGGTGCCATCGAGGGCGGGATATCGGCGCTCGCAGCGGGCGAGTCCGTACCGGGCGGAGCGGGCATCGGGCTGCTGTCCGGCGCGGCGGGATCGGGTGCGTCGCACGCGATGGCGGGTCTAGGCAACCGAGCGGCCAAATGGTGGAAGGGCATTGATGATTCGCTACTTCCAGCTAATCCGGCTAATCTGCCGGGGAAGAATCCAAGCCCGGCTAGACGTGTAGAAAAAGCTGTCATGGACGTAGAGAATACACGTCAAGGCGGCACACAGACACAATACCAAGATGCGATCGCCAAGGTAAATCCACGCGGATTTAGGCCGGAAGGGAAGGAAGCTCTAGGGGAAATTGTGAAGGGTGATCCGGCTACTCGGGGATTTAAGAGGGCAGGGGATTTCGTTGAGGCGAATACGATGGGGGCGTCATTGGGCGCGGGAGTGGGGTCAGGCGATCTTTGGGCGGCATTAGGCACTATGGTTGGAATGCCTGCCTTGTCGGGTGCCCTTCATTATACTTCTAAGCAAGGCACCAAAGAAGGTGTTGAAAACTTACGCCGCATGTTGCTTAAGCATCCGAAATACGAGGGGATACTAAGCAAGACAGGCAAGGACAAACTGTCCAGCGGCATCCGCAGAACTCTGATGGAAGAGTTGGAAGAAGAACGCGGCTATTGATCCTTCTTGAAAAACTGGAACACCGCTTGCGCGATGTTTTCCTTAGCTTGCAAAGCCATCGTAACCCTATGGTCAAGCTGTGTTCCCCACACGTCAATATACAGACAACTTTTTGTTTGTCCATGACGGTGCATTCGGTCTTCTATTTGGCTTCTATCGTCTAGAGAGTAGGAATTCTCAGCGAATACCATCGTACTGCACTTATCTTCTTCGCTCGGGCCTCCGAGAAGAGTGTGTCCGTACTTCCCGGCGCGGGATTGGACTAGAATTATTTGGCAGTCTTCGTCGTTGTTGAACTTGTCCTTGTTCGCCTGTATTTCTTCCGGCGTCATTCCGCCGCTTATAAATGTCGGGTTGAAATCAGCCAGGGATCGCTGTAACAGGCTGAGCGTGTATCGATGAATATATGGAACTATAACTTTACCCGGCGCTTCCTCCACCAATTCTTGTACCAATAGGAACCGTGGGTTCTCCTCGGGGGGTACCAATTCTTGGATGGTGCCATCTTCCTTGATTATAAACCCAGATTGTATCTGGGCCAGCTTTATATATTTCGTTATGAAAGCTTCCACCGCGACGATTTCAGATTCGTTAAGCCAAAGAACAAACTCATCCTCCATACTTCTATACATGGATTCTAATTTTGGTGTTAGCTGGTATTGACGCGAAGTGTACATCTTATCGGGCAAATCAGTCCAGTCTTTCTTGGACGCCCTAAATATAAACTTCTCTATGGTAGAGGCTAATAACTCCTCGTTCTGCGCGCCCACAACTTTCTTGCCTCGGAACCCACCCATCCGGCAGAACGTGGTCTTGAATGGGAAGTATTTGGTACTCACAGCGCCTATTGTCTTCATCTGCGCCCAAAGATCGTGGGGACCTTGGGTAACGGGCTTGCCAGATAATAGGCGGCGATACTTGAATAGACCGGCCATAGCTAATACGGCCTTAGTCTGCAAGCTATTGTACGTCTTTATTTGGATGGATTCGTCCACCACCAACATACAATCACGATTATTGGTGAATGATATTATATACTGCATTACGTGATCCTTCCGGATCGCTTCGTAATTGATGATCAATACGGGCGGCTTGTTGTATCTGAACTTCAAGAACTGGCCATTTTCATAATCGGAACCGGAGTTGAAAATGTGTGGGTGGACTTTTAACCCATGCTTTCCGATTTCATCTAGCCAACCAGTCTTGAAGCTGTTTGGACATATAACCACCATCCGGGTAGCTTTGCCCTGTTCAACTAAGTCCAGAAATTCGGTGAGTGCGGTAAGGGTCTTCCCTAGACCCATCTCCATGTAGAAGGCAAACCCAGGTTTACCCCAAGAGGACTGTAGTGCTTTTCGTTGAACTTCCAGCAGTTGCATGATGTACCCTACTTGGTTCGCCGTCCACTTGATTCATCCATCGAATGCATAGAGTTCTAATAGTAATGTTGTGGGTTTCGATGTAGTGTAATAGTGCATTTCTTAGGGTCAACCGATGGAGCCGAGTGTAATGGTTGCCCAGGTTGGCTTCCATAGCCAAGAAATGGTAAGCCTCCAGCATGTCTGCCAGCTTCACTATCATTTTGACCTGATCGCTAGCATCAGTATACCACGCCGTCGCGCTGACGTCAAGTACCTTTTCGTTGGCGTTGATATAAGCTTTTGCGGGGGACGGAATATCACCAATAACGGCCTCGTCATCGTCATGATGAAGCGCCGCTTGGGACAGTTCAAACATTTCTTCGTAGTCTACTAAGCCGAAATATGGAGCCAGCTTCATACATATTCGCTGCACGTTGAAACAATGCTCCGCCACGGATTGCGTCTGGGTAGTTCTTACTATACCCCAACGCTTGACTACGCTAAGCCGGTCGTCCAACTCGTGTAATAGCGATTCATTTTGGTCCATGTTCTACTCCTTGCATACGTAATGCGACATAAGCTAGGAATGAAAAGTTCGCCTGATCCATCAATTCGATCAGCGAGTTTTCATCAAACTTGTCCTTATCCATCTGCTCCTCGAATTCTGCTATTTCCATTCGGAGCAGGTCCATTATTTTGGGAATAGTCTCTTTGGTTGGAGTCTCCTTGTGGGAGTTCTTATCCAACTTAAGTATCATCCCCATGAAGAATTCGTGTAAGTGCTCTCTATATTGCGCTATAGAGTCAGGAACTTGTATAAAGACGCTGATCGGCATTGCTTCCTCCCATTACAAGAACGATAGTTCACCCTGTTTGGCCATCAGATTAGAGCTAACATCAGTTACTCTTGGCCCGTATCCGAACAGAAACAGAAAGTTCTTCTTCATATCTTCCCTAGCCTGCCTCAAGCTGTCCACCAGCGATTTCTGGTCGGCGTCACTTAGATAATCCATGTGACTTACAAACACAAAGCTTGGGTCATTAGCGTAGCAAGCTTCGTAGAATTGTTGCATGGAGAATGTTGCGACGCGCCTAACACGCTTCGTTACCGTGGTAAGCTCGGGCTCCACATTTAGGTCCTTCCAACTTACCTCTTGTTGGTCGGGGTACCAATTACCACTGGAATGACCATCCACATTGCCCACCCGGATGGGGAATGTACGGATTGCCATGTATACTTCGCTCAGCATTTTAGGAGGAATGCGGGCATCCGCCAATCCTTGCATGACGGTGCATTCGCGGCTGGTCACTTTGGGATAGAACGGGGAGTTGATCCCCAAACTAAACCCCTGGGCTACTTCCATAAAATAAGAGTGTTGCTCCGGCTTCAGTCGGTGATTCTGTATTATCACATTGGGTGCAATGTTGCACAGCGAATTGCCGGCGATAGCTCCGGTAATCCGCAATATCTTATTTGATAATGCTGATCCAGTGCCGCTTCTGGTACCTGCGACTGCGGCTATAGAACCGCTGTGTTCCGCTAGCTTATCATCTGTTGTGACTATCGCGGCGTTAGGGTGCACGAATATAGGCAGATTTGGGAATCGGTTGGCCTCTTCCTTGAGGATAACCGGATCAATAACCGCGCCAGCCGACAGATATGCCGGGAGGATATGGCCCTTCATATACAGATAGGCGGCAAATGAAGGCAGTTGCTTTACCACCACTTGTTCACTATCGGCGTAGAAAGTGTGCCCGCTGTTGGGACCACCGCTATAAATAGCGCCGGAGAAGTGATGGGCCAGGTCGTGTCTTAGGGCGTAATCAGCCACCCAAGCGGCTAAGGCTCCCTTGCCAGTAGACCCGAATTGGCCGTCCACCACACAATGGACTCCGGTATCCTGTATTATAACACTATCTGTTGTCATTTGGCACCTTGCCTTGGAGCATCGCTGCGAGGGCGGTGTAACCAGCGGCATCGACATAATTATCCTTGCCGTTGCCGTGCACCGAACGTGCGATCTTAAGCAGGACCATCATTTGGGCTGTTTCGTCGGCGGTCACTTCGGTCCAACCGCGAACAATGCAGGCGTGGCGAATATACACCGACCACAATTCCGCCACCATGGTGAATAGTGCTTCGGCATCGCCGTGCTCGACGCCCTTGCTCTTAACCGCCTGTAGGGCTTCGCTGAGGATAGCTTCGCTATGCTTGGGCTTTACTTGCTCGATTTCTTTGGCTGGCTCTGATTTCTTCTTCATCACTTTCTCCTTGAGTTGTAGTATTGAACTAGCTGGTCGTGGAACGACATGTCGCTGGTGGTAACCGAGAAGCATTCCTCTGGTTTGATCGTCATCGCCGGTTCGTGGAAGTAATACACACCATCTTTATAACCTATCATCATAGGAATGGCATGGCCCGTATTGTGACTTACGTATTTGATCCTCTCTAGTTCTACCTGTTGCCTTAGCGATGGTCCGAATGTGGACCCCCGGATAATCTTGACCTCCGCGAACATGACCGGCAATCCAAATGGGATGAAGATCATATCCAATATGCCCACCCCGTAAGAGTCCTCGATGCGGCGCGCGTAACCGTTGGATTCGCGCACCGATCTTACCATTTTACGTTTAACGTCGGACTCATTCATTAACTGGCTCGTAAGTTGCTTTAAAAATGTCCGGCTTGCAGGGGTAATTTTCGCCTTGAACGCCGGTGATGATCCAGTCGCCGGGGCATACGATGTGCCCGCCTTCTTTAGTATCGATCCAGCCGTGCGCATTCATAATCACGTTGCAGTGTTTGCAATAATCGAGTCCATGAACGTCGGGGCGTCGGAAGTAGCGAACCAAACCGCCTTCCCATTTTCGCTTGGCGGCTTCCTCCCCGGATAGGGTTACGGGTTGTCCGTTTTCAACGCTGATGCGGCTCTCAGAATAGTCGAGGGGATGGTCGCCATTCTTGAACCACTGCGTCGCATCGATCACAACCGGCTTCTTTCTGAATTTCGGCATGTTACTCTCCTAGCTCTGCTTTATTGTGCCACCATTCGGTGACTACGAATGTGCGATTACCGTTCTCGTCGGCGTCGGACATTGAAACCGTCTGAGATTTTGGTAACCATACTTCCTTCTTCATCCCCATAACCGGTTCAATTAGGTAAGCCTTAGCCGTGGTTACTTCGATGCGTGCCTCCAACTCGACAGTTGGGTCGCCTTGACGGTATGCCATTTATTCCTCGTATTTGTCTAGCTTGTCGCCGTAGGAAGCCCTAGCCCAATCCTTACCGGAGCCAAGGCCAAATGGGATGGGAACCTTCAATTTTAGCTCGTGGGCCACATCTTCGATCAGCCCGATAACTGTTTTAGGATCGTGACTTGGGTCCCGCTGCCATAAAAGACTATCGTGAATCGTGAGTAGGACCTGGAACTGTCCAGGGAAGATGTCTTCGTACTGGCAGGAGCGTAATAGGCACATCTTAAGATGCTCTCCACCGACGTTCTGGATGATTCTAGACACGGCACGATAGGAGAATTTTGGGTCGTCACAATAAGCACGTCGCCCGAGGATAGTTCTAACATACCCTCTCCTCCTAAACACCAGCACGGCTTGATCCTGGAACGTCTTGATCATTGGGAAGGCGTCGGATAGGAATGTTCGATGTGCCGCGCGTGCCCGCTCCAAGTCCCAACCCATGTGTCCCGCAAGCGTAGGCGGGCTCATCATGGTTAGCATGCCCATCGCCATTCGCTTAGCTGTATCTCTGTCCAGATTAAGCAATTGAGATGCTCTGTCGTGGATATCCATTGTACCATTTCGGTATCCATCAACCAACGCGGGGTCGTTTGAATAGTGAGTAAATAATCTAGGCTCTTGTTGTTTGGCGTCAGCCTCCTCAATAACGAAGCCATCATCGGGAATAACGAGCTTTCTAACAACTCTGCCGACTTCAATGTTCCGTTTAGGGAAAGCTTGCAGGTTAGGTTCAGAGCAGGAGAATCTAACACCGGCTACTCCGTAATCGTCTGATTTAGATTGATTAAGAATTGGATGGACGCGACCCTCAACGTTGTGCGTGTCGATAAGAGGGGTGATGAAGCTATCGCGCGCTTTCTCCAATCTCCGAACTGATAGGATTGTGTTACCGATATCGTTAGTCCCGAGCCACTTTTCAGTGAAGGATATGGCCCCGGTGCTTGTTCGCGAGAATTTGTCATCGGTGTATCCATTAATTCGGTACAGTTGCTCGACTGCTTTAGGTGAGCGGACGTTGAACCCCGGCACAAATACCTTGCTCGCCTCAGCGATGGCCTCGCCTATTTCCCCGACCACCCGGCCGGAATATTCGGAGTCGATCTTCAATCCTCGATGGTGTATCCTCGCCACGTAAGGCAACAGATCGCACTCTAATCGCCACGGTATTCGCAACTCATCATTGTCCAGGATAGGCTGCTGCGCTCTCCATAGCTCGAGGGTAGTTATGCCGTCGCCAGTGGCATAATCCACTACGATTGGGTGGTCGCCCTCTAACCGCCAAAAGAACTTCATCTGCTTGCGGTCTGGGATACCACCGAATCGCTGCGCTAATAGCGCGTATACCTCTGACCCCTTCTTGGATGTTACCTTGCGGCGAAGGGCACACTCTTCTAAGCTGTAGCTCGGGGTTATGTCGCTGATGATCGCCTCGTTGATCATCGTGTCTTCTAATGGAGAAGTAAGTACAACGCCATGCCTAAGACTAATGCGCAAATCAAAACCCAAGTTATGGCCACAAGTACGTAGACCACGTTCCCCCCTAGTTCTGAAAGCCGCTGCCAACTCAGATTCGAATTCCTCAACATTTGGTATGTTCCCCCCTGCTTCGTGCCTAACGGGCACATAAATTGAGTGATCTTCATTAGTTATCACCCAACCGCACACCTTACTGTGGATATCTATTCCAGTAGTCTCCGTATCGAAGGCTAGAATTTTGGCCTCTCGGATTAGCCGCAAGGCTAGCTCCGGATCGATTAGCTGTTTCATCGACACTCCATAAAAATGGGAGTGGGCATTTGCGCCCACTCCAAGTAGGGGCGCGCTTAGAACGGGATATTATCCCCGTCCATCCGTTTGCCGGCGGTAGTGTTGTCGAACGCTGGCTTATCGGGTTCCTCATCGCTCTCGTCGTTAGCACGCCAGCCCTCCTTGCCGAACTGGTCGTACATTTCGCTGCAGATTTCCGCCGTCTTCTCGTCGGCGTATCCAGCCCCGGTGTAAGTAAAGTTGAAGTAGGGACCCTCAGCGCCTTTCTGCTGGACGGAGCCGATGGTGTAAAGCTGGCAGAAGTGTGGGACTGGTTTGGAATCGATCCTGGACAGCAACTGTTGCATCGGCTTGACGCTGGAACGCGTGTTGATGATGATGGAAGGGCTGAGTTCTGGGAAGTCAACCAAATGCCACATCATGTTGTAAGTTAGGCTCGCCGCAGGCGGCGAATTGGCATCGCCCGGAATGGAAGTGCCGAATTTGTCCAGCCCGGATTCCGCCACCGTATCTTTGGTGTGGTAAGTTACTGGATTGGGTGAGCCTTTGGGCTTCACAGTGAACTCGACGTTGGCCGGGTCCCAATGAATGCCATCCATCGCGCGGGCCAGAATACCTCGGTCGTCATTCCGGGGTGCCCACAGAACAAACGACTTGCGGATGATGATGGGAACAGCCCTGATGGTCGGCCCCAGGTTCTGCTGCGCGATAGTGTGCCAGAACTGCCCAGCTTTGGCCTCCGTGAAATCCACCAATTCAGGCGAGATTGCCTGCATCAGTTTGATTCTCGGAATGATGCGATCGGTGGAATCGACGTTGCCGATCTTGGACTTCTGGTACTGAGCCAAATGCGCAGGAATACCTGCGTTAGTCTTCGCTACATCGTTGCTCATTACTTCACCTTCGTGATGCTTGTGTACGTCATGATGTTCGTTGTGAAGATCGGAGCCGGGAGGTCGGTTCCGTCGTTGTTCAGTTCTTTGGCCAGCGCGCCGAGGGTCTGCGCGTTTACAGTTTCCTGGATTACTCCGCCGTGACCATTGCTGCGCAGCCATTCGAACCCGGATTGCTTGTCGGGCATGGAAGCAGACCAGCGCGTCCCGAGGGTAACGCGGCCGACTCCTTCGATGGTGACGTTGCGGATATTGTGCGCCCTCATTACATCGGGCACATGTTCTCGCGACAGCTTTTCCTCGATCTGGCTGAGGACTTCGCGGGATTCCTTGATCAAGGCAGTTACCTGCCGCAGCTTGTCGTAGTGCTTGATCACTTCGATGTGATCGTTGGTGGCAACCACTTGGTTGGTCTGGTCCCTTATATCCCCTGCAAGTCGGGATAGGGAACCACACACATTACTGAGTTCTAGTAGGGTTTCCATCTTCATGTTCTACACTCGTTGCACCGGTCATGGATTTGACCGTGCAGATAGTGTAGCACGCCGGGGGCGGCCTGTCAAGATATCTTTAATATGTGGCGCTTTAATCTTTTCCCAGATTGGGGCTTATACCTATGTAGGCATTGCCGATACCACTTCTTTTTCTTGTACTTGACCGCCATGTCGTGAGCCGTTTCGGTCCAGGCACAAATTTCGCAGGGAACACCATTCGCCATGTTATCCTCCCAAATAAGGCGAAGGCCACCGTGATTGGGTACGGTGGCCTTCTGGGCAATCGAGAATCGGAACTGGGGGCTACGGTTCTCGACTACCTTACGCTGCGGCTTGCTTCTCAGCCGCCGCTTTCGCTGCGCCGGTCAACGCGACCTTCGGGAGAGCGACCTCCACTTCCGCGTCGTCCAGACCCACCAGCTTGCCGTTCTTGCGGGCAAACGTCGCCAGCATGTTCCGAAGGGTCATACGAGCGCGACCTTCGGCACCGTGCCGCTTCTCAGCGACCTGGCCCTTGTAGTGGTCGACCTTCTCCTGCGCGATTCCGTTCTTGGAGCACAGTTCGAAGAACTTGTCGAAGCTGAACCCCTTGTCGTCGGCGCATTGCGCCTTAATGAACATCGCGAGCGGGTCTTCGCCGCCGTTCTTGTATCGGCCGGAGTACTTGGACGGAACAATCGACTTCGTGGTCTTCACTTCCGTCTCGGCTTCCGGCGCTTTGGTCTCTTCACTCATTACAGTCTCCTGTTATTGGGGTCCATCCCCTACACGCGACTATATCACAGCCGCGCGTTGCTGTCAAGTACCCCTTGAATATTATAGGTTGCCAAATCTTCCTGAGTTCCCTCTCCACGGTTTCGCCCCTTTAAATTCCGATGTATTTGGCCCGAAGTCATCATCGCTGAACTCAAACCGGGATTCCAACTTCACCCCTATAGCATTGCCGAATTCTTCGGTGAGGGTACCTATTTTGGATTTGAAGCGCCAGTATTTGGACGATCCGTGCACCCAAGCCTCTATCAGCCCGGCGCTTGTAAATTCCTCAAATACATGTCGGGGTTGGACAAATCTAATTCGCGCTGATTCGCAAGTATCACTAACCCGCTTGTTAAATTCGGCTGTGGTGAATGGAGCTGATATGTCCAAATCTTCCCAGATGCGTCCTTCCTCGACAATTGCCTTAGCAACTCGCCTAGCGTAAGACATGTTGGATTCAATGATGTGACTGTCAGAACCAGAGGAAAGTGCTGTATTTTCAAGGTCATGACGATTTACTCCCATCGTATTGAAGATGTACATGAAGTGCTCCTTAACATCCATGCGGTGAATGAACGCATTAAACTCGTCGAAGAATGGCTTGAGAGTAACCGTCCAATTCTTAAACCCCTGCTCGGTCTGCTTCATGAAGTCCTTGTCGTATGTCTTCATGTAGAACAAAGCGCGGTCTTGTGTGTTCTGTTGGCCGATGTTCATGTCAAATCGATTGGAGGCGAATACCACGCGGGCAAATATGCGGTAGGTTCGTGCGGATTGGAACTTCTCGGCCCCGCCAAGGCGATCGGCGCGGATCAATTTCTTGATTTCGTCGGTGCTAGCTTCACTATAGAATTTCGCTTCGTCTATGAATACGAACATTTTGTTGATAAATGGCTCCACAGAAAATGCACCTTCTAGGATTTTCGGTGACGCGGAACCCCATTGGTTCTGAAATAACTGCTCCAGGAACACATTCCCAAAGAAAGATTTGCCAATCCCTTGGCCACCAATCAGTACCGGAGCAACTTGTTGCTTCTGGCCAGGGAACTGAACTGTCCAAGCGATCCATTGTTTTAGCCATTCCGCTTGCTGTTTATTGCCTTGGCTTAGGTATTCAAATAACTGGTCCATCATAGAATTACACTTAGCCAATAGATTAGGGTCCGGATTTTGGCTTGGTAGAATAGGCCAGCCGCGCCAAGTGTTGAACACAGTCATCATACCGGATTCGTTATCTTGGTCGTCCGGAATGATACCGCCTGCGCGGGATAGTCTGAATATAGAGCCTGGTTTAAAATCGGGGTAGAGGTCTCTTCCACCTACTCGTCTTCGCAGCGGCGATGACTCAAACAGCTTGAACACAGGCTTCATCTTGCCCGCTACTTCCATAAGGTCATTTCGGTGTCTGCGATCAAGTTCAGCCCCATCGTGAACGAATCCCGATATGGTGTAGAATCGTTCTCGGTCAATGTACTTGTCATCGGTTTCATCGTAAATATAACGATCCGCCATCTTCGTGAGAGGCGAAACATCCACACCCGGCATGAACACTGTTCGTAAGGCAAGTATACTCTCTGTACCGATATCACCTTCCAGCGCGGGCCAGCCGGGAATTTTAGCATCCGGATTATTCTCCAGCTTTTTAATAGCGTCACGGAATACTCGCTTTCTCATGAAGGCTTCGTGGTCGCCTAATTCGCCACATAGGAAGTCCAACATGGACTCGGCCATTTCGGGCGTACCAACGGGGCAATAAGTGCCGCGCGATACGTTGTCGTTTTCGTTGATGCCTCTGGATTCGCGCACTAAGCGCGCAAGCCAACCAGCTACCTTGATGGCTAAGTTCTGCCGGGTACCTTCAACCCAATGGGGCTGTAGAATATATAGGAAGGTGCCGAATGCGATGCCCGTAATCAGCGATGAGAAGGCCGTCTTTCTTGGGGTGGTAGCGGCGACTTCACCAACCGAGATAGCAGCCTTGCCGGTATTCGTGTACCATACCGAAATATCAAATTCGCCTGATTTGGTCTTATGAATATAGATACTTCCGGGCATAACGGTTTGGCGCGCTTCTTTGATAGTATTTTGTGCCTCTGGCGGAACCGGTCCCATGGAACGTAGTTCGCACTTATATCTTTTACTATCCAACTTGAACTCATTGGGTTCAAACTCCTTCATCATGTCGTAGTTTGCTAGGTCAGATTCGCTCAGCTGAACCATAATGTGGGATGGGACATTCTTGGATAACCGCCCAAAGGCGAACCTAGTGTCGATATCCAGGAAGTTGAATGCGCTTAGTATACACTTGTTGTAGCGGGGGTCTTCGGCGTCGATATCTACGTCCAACCAGCCAAATTGTAGGTTGAAGCCTAGATTTAAGACCCTCATATCGGGGTCGTCGATCCATTCTTGGAGATTAGTGTCCTTGAATTTCTTTTTGTGCCAATCCGTAGTGAACGGATTTTTGCCGGACATTTGTAGAAATACGGCACCGACTTGTATGAAATTGTTGTTTATCTGGGCGGTGATACTTCGCTGCTGGTTTATTGTCTTCTCATCAGCATCGCTAAATGCGAATCCACCCTTGATTTGTTCCATGAAGTCCCCATTTGCCCCACCGCGACGAGGGGGTTGGCCAACCCTTGGTCCTCGTCGCGGCTTGTCAGGGGCACAGATAGCAGTATAGCACAGCCGTGGTCGGCTGTCAAGATATTAATGACTATTCAAGCGACGTGGACAGGTCTTGTAGTGCCTCGGCGTGAGTAAGACCCTCAATTTCTACTTCGTTGACCAAATTAAGGTATTCCAAATTGGGTTCATCCCACTCATCTATCCAACCAGTGTACTTTTCGCCCTCATCGCCTTCGCGCCAGTCGTCTTCTTGTTCGGAGAAGTAATTTTTCATGCTTTCTAGGATATTGTCACAAAAATCCCTTGCGTTCTTAAGGGCATTGTTATATGCTTGAATCTTGTCGTTAAGTTCGTCGACATACTTATTCAGTTCAAGTAACTTTTCGTTCACGGCGTCTTTCGCCTGGTCTAGCGAAATCACCAGTTTCTCTACTTCATTTACTTGTTCTGCGGACAACTCTTTCATTGTCGTCTCCTTGTGCGCTGCGGGCGTATGATACGCCGTGGGCTGCGGGGTGGGCCAGCTATGTCAGCAGCTGGCGGGGTGGGACAGCGCACCGCGTACGGTACGCCGCCCCGTGGCGTAGCTACCCACCGGCTGAGGTACCTGTGCCGGGGGCAGCTACGTTTTGGGCTTGTATTTCTTCTCTGCCAATTCTAGCCATTCTCTACTCATTCTGTATTCATCGGGGCTCATATTCTCCGGCATCCGTAACTTGCCGCCGTTCTCCCTTATCTTCTTGGCGAGCAGATTTCGTCCAGTCATACGAAGGCGGCCTTGCCATCCCTTGGCAATACGATCGTACTTCGTTAAACTTACGCCGTTAGCGACACAGATCGCTTCGAACAGGTCTATGTTCGTGCCCGCTTTGTTGAGGCATATGTTGTTGAGTAGAATGGCCAGTTCGTCCCCACAATGGGTGGGGTGCCCAAACTCCGAATATGTAGCCCGATATCGATTCGTCACCACCGATCCTTTGGGTGGCGGGTTTAGTGCCTTCTCAGCGGCTTCGTCCCACTCGTCGTTCCAACGAGCAAAATCGTCGCTCTCTTCAGGATAGGGACAATCCCCGGCCGGAACACCCTCCTTGTGAGCAACGGTAC